GGCTCGACTAATGGCTGGAATTCCAAAGGTCAAGATTACATTTGACGCAGACTTTGATGAATTAAAGCGTGGCGTCAAAGGCGCGGAGCAAGAAGTTCAAGGCTTCGGCGACAAGATGGGCAAATTTGGAAAAATGGCTGGCGCGGCATTTGCTGTCGCTGGCGCAGCTGCGCTTGCTTATTCCGCTGTCCTTCTTAAGCAAGGCGTGGAGTCAGCGATCGCCGATGAACAGGCTCAGGCTAAACTAGCGACCACACTACAAAATGTTACAGGCGCAACCGACGCGCAAATTTCTGCCGTCGAGAATCAGATTCTTCAGACTTCACTTCTTACTGGACTCACAGACGATCAGCTTCGTCCGAGTTTCGAGCGACTTGTCAGAGCCACAAAAGATTCTGACGCAGCTCTTAAACTTCAATCGGTTGCCGTCGATGTCGCCGCGGGTTCGGGTAAATCTCTCGAGGCTGTCACTAATGCGATGGCTCGAGCAGCGGAAGGCAATACCGGAGCGCTTGCAAGACTAGGCGTGGGACTTACAGCGGCAGAGCTCAAGACGATGTCAATGGACGAAATCACGAAGCAACTTGCTACCACATTTGGCGGACAAGCTGCGGTTCAGGCGGATACATTCGCGGGCAAGATGGCTCGACTTCGCGTTGCATTTGATGAAGGAAAAGAGACGATCGGATCTTTCGTACTCGATGCTATAACTCCGATGATTAACACAGTCGTCAATACTGTCATTCCAGCGGTTGCAGGATTTATCAATTCAGTCGGTGGAAAAGATGGCTTGACGGCAGCGTTTAAGACTTACATTGATCTCATCAAGAATATCTTTCAGCCTGTACTTGAAGGCTTCAAATTTGCATTCGATCAAATAAAAGCTGCGGTCATGGGCAACATGGACGAATTTAAAGCTCTTTTCAAATTCCTAAAAGATTTCATCGCGCCATTTCTAGGCGGTGTCTTGAAGCTTGCTATTCAGGGAGTCGGAATTGCTCTGGGCGTCATTATCAACACAGTCGGAACCTTGATCTCTGGATTCCAATCACTCTTCGGAATTATCAAAAGCGTGGTCGGAGCGATCCAATCCTTGATCTCGTTGGTTGCAAATAATCCCGTCGTCAAGGGAATCGGCAGCGCAATCAGCTCTGCATTTGGTGGATTTCGCGCCGAAGGTGGTTCAGTCTCAGCTGGCAAATCTTATGTCGTAGGCGAGCGCGGAGCGGAAATGTTCGTCCCACGCAGTAGCGGAACAATCGTTCCCAACGGTGGAATGGGCGGATCGACTTTCAATATCACAGTCAATGGCGCGATCGATGCTGAAGGTACAGCTCGCACGATCGTTGATGTACTTAATCGATCAAATGCCCGCGGAACTCTCGGAGCGAATAGGTTCGCGCTGGTATGACAGTCTGGACTCCGACTTGGAGCGTAGAGATTGATGGCGTGGAATATAAGGATGTGTCTCTCGCCAATCTGAATTTAGCCGCTGGGCGTAATGATATTTACACTCAAGCCATCGCGGGATATTGCAATCTGACTCTAATAAATTTGGATGATTCCGGTATTGCTCCGACAATCAATTCAGGCGTGACTGTCTTCGTAAATGACTCGACCGGTACTCCTGTCGCTCTTTTCGGTGGATCAATTACAGATGTCATTGTGGGCGTTCAATCTGGCGGATCTATAGGAATCACTCAGACGATTTCGATCACGGCTCTGGGAGCTCTTTCAAGGCTTCCGAAGATCATCACGGAAGGCGTCTTACCGAAAGAGCTTGACGGTGAACAAATTTATGATGTATTGGAAGGCGTACTTTACGGCGCTTGGAATGAAGTTCCAGCCGCTCTGACTTGGACTGACTATAATCCGACAACAACTTGGGCTCAAGCCGAGAATTCTGGATTGGGCGAAATCGATACAGGAAACTATGAATTGTCTGCTCGATCATCATCGGTCACAGATGTTTATTCGCTGGTCGCAGCTCTGGCAACTTCGGGTCTTGGATATCTGTATGAGAATTCTGCGGGTCAAATAAGCTACGCGGACAGCACTCATCGCAGCTCTTACCTTGCCACAAATGGATATGTGGACTTAAGCGCCAATGACGCTTTCGCTTCAGGGTTACAGCTCGCAACCAGATCGGGCGATGTTCGAAATGCAATCACAATCCAATACGGCAACGGGTCTCAAGTATCGGATTCCGAACCAGCTTCGATCTCGGTGTATGGCAATCTGGCGCAATCAATCCAGACGACACTACACAACACAGTCGATGCCGAAGCTCAAGCCGCGTTCTACTTAGGGCTGAGAGCCTATCCACGGGCTAACTTCAACCAAATTTCTTATCCTATCGGATCGCCAGAATTGGACGATTCCGATCGAGATAATCTGCTCAAAGTGTTCATGGGCATGCCGGTGACGATCAACGATCTGCCGCTGAACATGGGACAGAAATTTCAAGGTTTCGTCGAAGGCTGGCAAATGCAAGCCGGAATCAATTCACTTACGATTTCCATGTATCTGACTCCAACCGAATTTTCACTTCAGGCGATGAAGTGGAACGATGTGAGTGGCGCAGAGGCTTGGAACACAATATCAAATACACTTATCTGGGACGACGCGTTCATCGTCGCTTAAAGGAGACAACATGGCAACCACGACACCGAACTATGGCTGGGTCGTTCCAACTTCGACAGATTTGGTCAAAGACGGAGCGACGGCAATTGAAACACTTGGAGATTCAATCGATGCTTCATTCGTCGGTCTTAAAGGCGGGACGACCGGACAAGTCTTGTCAAAGACATCTGGAACAGATTTGGCATTTACTTGGATCGCTCAAGATGATTCAAATGCAATTCAAAATTCAATTGTAGATGCTAAAGGTGACTTAATCGCCGCTACTGCAAACGATACTCCCGCAAGATTGGCGGTTGGAACAAATGGTCATGTATTGACTGCCGATTCAACAGCGGCGACCGGATTAAAGTGGGCAGCGGCAGCGGCGGGCGGTAAAGTTTTGCAGATGGTCACGGCAACTTACGCGACAGAAACGACAATAGCATCAACGACATACGCAGACATCGGGCTTACGGCAACAATTACGCCAACTTCGGCGACAAGTAAAATTCTGGTAATGACTTCCATTCCGTTACGATTTTATAGAAGCGCTCCAACTGGCGGAAGTAAATTGAAGTTAATTCGCGGAGCAACGGATATCTGGATTGCTGATCCATATTCTAAATTTGACGGCAACAATCAAGGAGTTACTGAAGTTATTGCCACTAATACTTTGATATATGTCGATAGCCCATCCACAACTTCCGCCACCACTTACAAAGTACAGGGAGCTGCTCAAGTTTCGACATCAAGCGGAACTACAAATTGGCAAACTGGCGGTCAAACATCAACAATGACTCTACTGGAAATCGGTGCATAATGGCTAAATCTCATGAAGTTCTAGGAATGCTCATTCCTGACGGTGGCTATACACAAACAGGCGACGACTTTGAAGGAATCCAATTCATCGACTGCAAGGAAATAACTAAGAAGCAATTTCTTGATGGATTTACTCAATTTGATTCCTGGAAAGCAAATCAAGAAGCAGAAAAAGCAGCGGCAAAACAAGCCGTCCTTCAAAAATTAGGTATCACAGCTGAAGAATTGGCTCAAGCTCTTTCATGACTTATCCTAACGGCACCGCTGCATTCGCACTTGAGATTGCAAAAGCCGAAGTCGGCACAATTGAAGAAGGCGACAATCTGACGAAATACGGCAAATTTACAAAAGCCGATGGTCTGCCATGGTGCGGATCATTCTGTAACTGGGTGCTGGCACAAGCTGGAGTCAAGGTTCATTCGCTAGTTTCAACAGCTGTCGGGGCGCATAAATTCAAGGAGATTTCACGGTGGCATGAGATACCGGCAATCGGTGATCTTGCGTTCATGGACTTTCCACATGACGGAGTCGATCGCATTTCTCACATTGGAATTGTCGCTGGCATCGATGGCAGGACGATCACAACCATCGAAGGTAATACATCCGGCAGCGGCGATCAGCGCAACGGTGGAATGGTAATGGTTAAGAGCCGCACGATTGGCAAAGAAGTGGTCGGCTTTGGTCGTCCTAAATATGTCCCATACAAAGGCGACTATCCAATTATCGAAGCCGAAGCGCCGAAAAAATCCATTCTGAAAAAGGAGAAAAAGAAATGACAGAAATCAAAGCTCTCGCAGCTTCATGGGCGCGTTCATTCTTAGCAGCTGGAATCGCTGTGTATATGGCTGGAGTACAGGATCCAAAAGCAATCGCAGGAGCGGGACTTGCTGCGATTCTTCCGGTGGTGCTGCGTTACCTAAATCCCAACGACGCATCTTTCGGGTTAAAGGGGAAGTGACTCGGAAGCTACTTCAGGCAGCTCTGGCTTTAGTTATTTCGTTGGGGCTGTCTGGATGTAGTTATCAGGGTTGGACGCGTTATGAATGTCAGCTCTTCGAAAACTGGAAAGAGCCTGAATGCAATCCGCCACAATGTAAAGTTCAGGGAATCTGTACTTCGGACTTACTTGGAGAAAATTTCGATGACACAAAAGCCGACCAGACGACTAACAAATGAACAGCTCAAAGCAAGACTTATCGTCTTCATCGGTGTCTGTCTTGCGATGGTGTTCGCACTCTCAGTCTTGGGAATGCTTTACGCTCTCATATTCGTCACGCAGCCCATCGGGGCTCAAGCTCCGAATGACAAAGCTTTCATTGACATCCTCACGACGCTCACAGTCTTCCTCACAGGAGCTCTCGGATCTGTCCTTGCATCAAACGGACTGAAGGACAAGCCGACGGAGAAGCCAGCCGACACGCCCAAAGACACGCGGGATTCTTGACGATGTCAGCTGATTCGGTCACTCTGTACGCAGGGAGCGAAGTTCAGTAGCTCTCTGGATCGGGAGCAA